CCGCGTTGTCCGCATTGCGGAGCAACGGGCGCGACACCTTCAACAGGCCACTGGCCGGGTGGGGCACCAGCTCACGCTTGCCATACGCAAGCGTGGTATCCTCGTCAGGGGCACCAATCTCAGTACCCATGGCAAACGTACTGGCCCGCGCGGTCCGGTGCGGGGCGCCCAAACTGATCGCCCCTTTCAGTATGAACGTGCGCGCCGCCTGGCGGATAACCATCTCATTATCCAAGCCCTTGATGATCTCGCTCATCATCTGCGTCGGGGCCACGAGGTAGCCGGCCTGGGTGGCGCTGTCCTGCTGGAGTGCGCGGTATTCCGTAAAATTGCCGGTTGCCAGGCCTTCACAGAACGTGCGCACCTTGCGCTCCTCAAGCTCCTGGTCCGCCGTCCGGTTCTGGGTACCGGTGGGCGGGGTGGTTTCCTGGTCAATGTCCCCCAGTTCCGCCTCACGGCGTTCCTGGTCCTCAATGTCCGTATAGCGCTGCTTGAGCGCGTCCGCATCGGTATCGAGTTTGCTGTAGGTATCGCGCTCTTCTGCGGTCAGGGGGCGATCCTCCGACTCCGCCTTGTCCAAAATGGCGCGCTGGTCTTCAATCAGCTTCGCGCGGTCGCGCCGTAGTTCAATTACGGTCTTGGCCATAATCACTATTCCTTCTCTTTTAGGTCCAGGCGAAACCGCATCAATTCAAGTTCGGCCTGGGCCTCCTGGTTGTTGTTTTCACCTTCCGCGCTGTTCGTCTCCGTCGCTCCGGCTGCAGAGTGGGACGCTGGTCCCGGCTCGTCAGTGGTGTCGGCCGCCAGACTGCCATGCGCTGCCTGAACCGCCCGCGCTTCCACTTCCGTCGCCTCGTAGGCGGGAAAGGTCACGGGCGAGATTTCCAATAGTTCCACCTCGAGGATTTCTCGAAGTTCGATATACCCCTGCTCGTTCCGGTTCACCTTCTCCTTCGTCACGCGGAATCCAAATGAGACGCCGTTGACCGTGCCACGCTGCACCCGGGAATACACGTCCGTTCCGATGCTGTCCCGGAGATCCATGTCTACTTCGAACCGGAGGCCCTTCTTGTCCTCGGTGAGTGTTAGGGTCCCGGCGGATTTGCGGGCCAGAGGGAACGAGGATTCATGGTTCCAAAGGGCTACCTGGTCCCGTTCGGAGAGGGTCTTCTTGAATGCGCCGGCGCGGATGACCTCTTTCCAGAGTCCGGCTATTTCCGTCTCGATGTCGAAAACAGCCGCATACCCCACAATACGCGGGGTCTCTTTTTCGTTGTCCGCATCCTCGGCGCGGAACTCCGCCTGGAATCCTCGATAAACCTTCAGTTTGCTCATTTCACATCCTCATCTCCTGAGTGGGCCCGGGTGGCTGGGAAGACCACCCAGGCCCCAAAAGGGGAAGAACGTCAAGTCACACCCCACCTGTAACATATGTTCAGTGGTTTGGAAAGGGGGTAGATCCTACGCGTAGGATGAGAGAAACGACCCCGAAGAGCCGTTTTATTCAATAACCATGGGGGTGAAATGTATGTCAGGAGGTCAGGGTCTCATCCTACGGAGAAGCCCCTTCAGGGGGTTGACTTTCAGCCTTTGAAACAATCTTGCCGCGCCACTTTCCGCAATCATCCGCCACACAGGAGTAATACCGCACGCGATGTTCCCCTTCCACTCGGGTTGTATGACATTTACAGCGGGCCCCACATTCCGGGCAATATACCGCCGCCGCCGGCTGCTCAAACTGAATCTGAACAATACAGGAAATCGGGTGCGCTTCATTTTCTTTACCAGCCAAGTTCACGTACTCCTTCCGTCTCGTATCGGCTCTCCTCGGGGGCGGCCTGGGTGATGGCGCGGTTCATGGCAATCACGGTGGCCACAATCGGGTCAATCTTCTCGGAACTCTTGCTCTTGTCCGGCCGCACGTTCTCATTCGTGTCGGTTTTCACAATCAGGTTGCCGGCCGCCCAGGTGAGCACCGGGTTGTTCCCGTGAATGAACTGGTGCGTCTTAACGAGCTTCAACAGTTTCTTGGTCGGCTCGCTCAATGACTTCCCTATCTGGCTGACTTCCACCATACGGAGGCCATGGTCGTTTTCCAGTTCCACGGCGATTTGTGTGGAGTTCCACGGGTCGTATCCAATCTCCGCCACCTTGAACCGGCCACAGTCGTTCACAATCGCCCTCTTGATTGCGTTGTAGTCGATGACATTTCCTTCCGTCGTGGTGATCCACCCATCCGCCGTCCAGGCATCATACGGGACGTTGGCCTGCTGGGTGCGATGAAGGACCGTGTCCTGCGGAAGGAAGGAGCGCACCAGGGCATACCAGAAGTCGTCGTCCTCGTTGGGAGGAAACACCAGCGCCCATGCCGCAATATCGTCCACGGTGGACAAGTCAAGCCCACCATAGCAGGCGCGGCCGACGAGGCCGCGTTCCTCTATTTCATCTGTCATCTCCAGCCAGTCATCCATGGGAAGATACGCGTCCACAGATTGCTCCCATATGTTCAGGCGGTACCGCCTGAAATCAATAATGCCGGCGGAGTTCCCAGTCAGTTCCGCCACCTGTTCCTGAAAGAAGTCCTCGCCAATCGTCACCCCATAGCTGGGATTGGCGCGCTTGTGGATTTTCGGATTCTTCCAGCAGTTCCTCTTCTTGGTACCGGCCCAGGCAATGTACGGGAAAAAGTGCCAGCTGTCCGATTGCGTGCCGTTCATCACGCGTTCCGCCGTGCTATGCTGCTCCCATCCAATTGAGGCCGCGTCAAACTTTCCGGCCGTGGTGATGGCAAAGAAGAGCGGCTGCGTACGTGAGGCGCCGCCAAACTGGAGTGTGCTGAACATCTTCCTGGACTTGTGCGCATGCAGCTCGTCCACGATACCGCCGTGTATATTGAGACCCTCATGGCTTTCCACATCGGCAGAGAGCGCGGAGAGTATCCCGTCCGTGGCGTCGTAATGGATTTCTTTCAGGTAGTCCACGATTCGCAGGAGTTCATCAAGGGCCGGAGACTTCTGCACCATGCGCCTGCTTTCCTGCTGAACAATGGTGGCCTGCTTCCTGGTGATGGCGGCCACGTAGATTTCCGCACCAGGCTCTTCATCACCTACCAGGAGATACAATGCCACCGCACTGGACAGGGTGGACTTCCCGTTCTTCTTCGGAATTTCTATGTACCCACGACGGAACCGGCGCGTGCGGCCAGGCCGCAGCCATCCGAACAGCGGCATGATGACATCATACTTCTGCCAGTCCATCAGCACCAACGGTTCGCCGGCGAACTTGCCTTTGCTCTGTCGGCAGAACTCCTCACAGAAGACCACGGGCCGCAATGCGGTTTCGAAATCGAACCAGCACCCGGCAAGGACTGCCTCCACATCGGACCAGGTTCTAATCCACCACAGGTTGAACTTCTTTCGGTTCTGGCCCTTCTGCGCAGCCCGGACCGCGTTGTTGTATTTCGGATGCTCCGTGGCGGACCGCCCCAATGCATAGCGCCACTGGCCGCGCTTCCATTCCGCGCGCACCTTCTTTCCGTCATATGGGGTGCCGCTCAGGTTTCCTTCCGGGCGATCGGCAAGGACCGCGGCGGCCTTCTTGCTGTGCTTTGCCCTGGTCTTCTCATCCGAACCGCCCTGCAAAAACTTCCACCAGATACCCGTGCTGAGGTACGCGGCCTCAGCTGCGGACAACGTTGTGGTGGTCCGCCGGCGCGGTCCTCTGCGTTTCGTGCGTGGCATTGTCAATCCTCATCAGGTACATAGTCGAGGCCCAGCGCGCGGTACCCTTGGATCACCTGGGAGCGCGCATCGCGTTCGATACTGCAGAGTGGATTTGCCTTCACCTGGCCGAAGCGATCCTTGAAGGTCATTCCTTCGAATTTGATTTTCACGCGGGCCTCGTTCATCCTGTCCCACGCATCGAGGGTAGCCTGGAGGACCATCAGTTGCGCGGTCTCGAATTCATAACTCTTCACAATGGCGCGCCACCTGGACTGTGCACTCTTGCTCAAGTGCTTCGGTGGTGCCGGTGCCTTCGGTGCAGGGGACATATCAATCAACCTCCTCGGGGTTCGACTCTGCCAAAATCCAATATACGGACAAAATCAATGATTCCTACTAGAATTTTTTTAAGGAAAGGGGATCTGCCACACACGGATCAC